CTCTCTGACATCTTATCGTCCAGCATCTTTCTGCCATATTTCATAACCAGAATCAAACAAAAACACTGAATGAGAATGATTATCTAAACTCATTATGTACACTCACTTATTGCTTATTTCGACCGTCCAAATTCCAAGAGCATATTGTTCTTCTCTCTATTATAATATATTTATTGTGTCAGAACAAGTGTTTTGTGATTTTTTATAAATTTCAGCAGACATGCTCGAATGTGCAATTCATCCCATCACCTATAGGTGAGGGAATTCTTGCTACGGTTGTTAAAAAAAAGAATACCGCTGTGTAATGTAACAAAAAAGACCCTGAAGAACTGTATTTCTACAATTCTCCAAGGTCAAATTTTACGTTTGGACACTTTAGGGCTGGTTGGCTATTTTACCTCTTTAGAGGATATTTCGCTTTGCCCCATAACATTATGCTAATTATGCATTCTTCTCAGCGATAGCTGCCTGTGCTGCTATGGACAGAAGATAGGCTATCATCATTACTTAATATCTGAGCAGAATAATTATTTTTGCGTCCTTCTACTTGTGTGTCTAAATATATGTCTGAGTTCTTATCATAATCATTTCCTAAATTAATATACCATCTAAATTTATTGTTATCAAGAACAAGAACTTTTGAAATGAATTTATCAATGATATATTTTGGCAACTTAGGTTGTGAAAAATCTATAACCTCATTCATGGCTTGTTTTATAACTTCTATCTTCTTTTCAATTGATTCTGGTTCATCTGATTCAACTTCGTCAATTGTTAATTCAGAATTTAATATAGAAATCTGTTCAGTGATCGTATTTTTTGATTCAGCAAACTCTTCTTTTGATATTTCACCATCTGCTCTCATTTCTATTAAGTTCTGTAATCGTTTTTGTAGTTTTTCTATTTTTAATTCTGTTTCCTTGATATTCTTTTTATTTGGTTTTACATCTTCTTCATAGTTTTCAGATATCATTTTTAATGCTAATATAACAGATTCACCTTTATTTTTCCAAATATGTTCTATAACCATTTTTGCCATCATATCAAGTTTCCAATCTGCAACCATTCTAATTCCACAATATCCATCTGTGTCTAATCCGTTCTTTTCACGAAATTGTTTGCTTCCATAATTAAGTTGTCTTTGGCATTGATATCCATATACTGCTTCACCTGTCTTATTAGTTCTCCATTTGTTTCTTCTAAAAGAACTACCACAATTACATAGAAGTTTTTTACTCCAAAATTCTTTTACGTCTTTTTTACCAGATAATTTATCGCCTACAGATTTTGTACGTCTAGCGATTATTTTTTGCACATCATCCCATTTGTTTTGTGGTATAATAACAGGAATGTTTACTTTCTGATACATATAACTGTCTCTATCAAGATTATTAATTCTCTTTTGCTCAAGATAGTTATTACTATGTGATTGACCATAAGCAAGTACACCTGTATATGTTGATTTTTTTAATATTCTCATTACACGTTCAGCAGACCATTTTATATCTCCACTTGCATTCTTACGTTGCTGAACAGATAATGACTTAGCGATTTTCATTGAGCCAAGACCATCTAAATACATATCATAAATCATTCTAACTGTTTCAGCCTGTTCTTCGTTAATTACATAGGTATTTCCAACACGATCATATCCTAAGATATTTCCATTACCATATAATGAGCCATTTTCTCTACTGATTTTTTGTCCTGCTTTAACACGATCAGAAGTTTTTCGGCTTTCTTCTTGTGCTAATGTAGCCATCAATGTAAGTCGTAATTCCCCATCACCATCCATAGTCCAAATATTATCATCTACAAAATATACTTCTATATTATATTTGCTTTTGAGTTCTCTGGTATATACTAAGGTATCTACCGTATTTCTAGCAAATCTACATACCTCTCTTGTTACTATTAAATCAAATTTCCCTTTTTTAGAGTCTTCAATCATCCTTAAAAATCCTGGACGTTTCTTTGCTTGAGTACCTGTTATTCCTTCATCAATATACTTTTCAACTAAATTCCAATTGGGGTGAAACTTTAATTGATCGTCATACCATTGCATTTGGTTTTGTAATGCTGATAATTGTGCTTCATGTTCAGTTGAAACACGTCCATAAAAAGCAATATTTCTTGGTCTATTTCTATCGAGGGACGCTATATAATTATCCATGTTATCTCCTTTCAAAAATAAAGCCTATTTTATATACTATTATATATAAAATAAGCCTTATTTTCAACAGTATTTTTCTATATTATGTAATCTTATACTTTTTCAAAATATTATCATAAGTTCTTTTATTAATAATGCCTTGTTCATATAAGATATTTATAATAATCAATGCACCATTTTCATCACTGATTATATTATTTGATTCTTTTGCTTCTATATTATATCACCCTTTATTCTTGTCTGTACTGCCAAATCCACCATTACGAGAAGTTTCTACTTTATCATCTTCTGTTATTCCATACTCCATAAAAATTCCTTGACAAAATGAATTTCCCCTAAGAATTTTAATCTCCTTATCTCCTTCATTTGAGAGTTTAACAAAGATATGACCTTCATTATCACTATAATAAAAATCGCTATCCACAACTCCAACGGTGTTACAAAGTCTAGCTTTAAATTTGAATCCTAATCCACTTCTAGGATACAGCATTAACACCCAATCAGTATTCATTCCACATCTGATTCCAGTAGGAATTTTAATGGTTTCACCAGGCTTTAAAGTGAATGTCAGAGGACTTACAAAGTCATATCCTGCGCTGCCTTTTGTTGCTCTTTTGGGTAGTGTGATTGCTCCATAAATACTCTCAATTTCACGTCTGGTTGATGTATCTAATTCAGGAATATCAAATGTATCAATCCAATCTTTTTCAAATTGTCCGTATGTAACTTTTTCAAATTTTGCAACTCTTTTTGCCATATTGCTAATCTCCTTTATATATGTAATTTGTTATAATTATTTTATTAATGAACTTGCATTAAGACCACGTTCAACAAGATATTGAATAGCTTTATCACTGTCGTAGAAGTTCATAAGCATTTTTATTGAAGGTTGATATTCTTTCCAAGTTGTTTTAATTTCTATATTCAAATCTTCTTTCCATTGTTTTACATTTAAAAATAAATTATTCCAAAAGAATAACTTCAATCCTTTTCTTTTTTTAATAATTTCAAACGGAAGAATAGGATATACATTCTTAATTTTGAGAATTTCTTCTTCCGCATTATTCCAATTAACTTTAATTATATTTTCATTTGGATGACTTTCAGATATCTTATGTGCGTATAAATTTATATTGAATGGTTTAATAGAATTAATCCGCACTTCTGTTATTGGTATATAATATTTAAGCATAAACTTATATCTCCAATAAATATTTTATGTAGTGATTCCAATTTATTTCTAACTGTTTATATACATCTATTTTGACAGATTCTTTATTAAAATCACCAATCAAAGGAGCAATTAGAATCTCCCATTCGCATTTACACCAATAATAATACATTGTTGATAATTTAACTTTTTCTCTAAATTCTTCCAGTGTGTAATCATCTCTGTGATTTAATAATTCGACAATTTCCTGTTTGTAACTTATATGATTAAAGATATTAAATACTTTCGTTTGTCTTTTATTTATATCAGACACAAATACATTCCATTCTAAATCAACGTTATTTTTAATATTCCTCATAATATGTTTCTCCGTTTATTTGTGTATATTTCTGTTCTGCATTGTGTATTCTTTTAAGAGCAATTGAACGATCATCAAATACATTTTCATCTATCTCATTGAATCCTAGTAAATATGCACGTTTGTCTTTCTTGTCTACACCACAGAACCAATTATCCATAACAGTTCTTATAACTAAATCGCACAAATCATATGTGCCTGTTTCTGGAAATACTCGTGTGTAATACACAACATCTCCCTTATTAATAGTCTTCATTCTCTGATACTTCCTCAAAAATATCTTTCATATTACTCATGAATTTGTTATACGCTTTTACTACTTTTTTATAGAGTTTATTATTACCTCTATCATCTGGGTTATAGAATGGTGCAAATAATGTTCCATTTGCATATCGTACATTCGTTGATATGAAGTAATCTTCTTTATCTACGGTAAGATTGAGAATGATTTCTTCCGTATATAATGGTTTGTTCAGTATATACTGAGTTTGTGTTACTCTGAAATTATTAGATACAAAATCTCTATCTTTGACTGATTGTTTTACACGATATGTTTTTGGTTCCACCATAAGATTTTCTCCTTTTGTACGGGAGTCAATTAAGACTCCCACAGTTTATTTTATTTAATCACATTTGCTCCATCCACAGTTTTTACAAACATTACATCCTCCCTCAAATGTAAGTTCTTCACCACATACAGGGCAAGGATTCTTAATTTCAATATCAACTGTAGATTCTTTACTTTCAATGTTTTTCTTAATTGTCTGTGACTTCACAGATGTAGATATGTCTTTATCTCCATCAGAAATACTCTCTTGCATTTCTTTGTACATTTCAATTAATGCATTAGCTACCGCATCTGGACAACACTTACCTTTACTTGTATCATGTTTTGTCATAGTTCTTCCTACATATGAAGGGCAAGCAGGACAACTCTGTAATTGGTCAGCAATTGTATATACATCAACACCTGCTCTAGCACTTAACGAAATAAGCCGAGATACAGCAGCTAAGTTTGATTGACAACAACCTGTAGAACCTTTTGAAATATAAGTTTCAAGTAATTCTCCACTAATAGGATCAAACATTGCTACAACATGTAAACTTCCGCAACCAGACATAATCTTACGTTTTAACCCAATTACATTATCATCCGCAACAACAATATATCCTCTTGGAAGTGGTTTGGTTTCTTCTATTGCATCATTTTCTTCTGTTGATGAAGTTGTCAAAATGCCTGCACGTTTACATCCATCTCTAAAGATAGTCACACCTTTTAATCCAGCATCCCATGCAGTCATGTATAATCCTTCTACCTGTTCAACTGTAAAATCATTTGGAACATTAACAGTAGAACTGATAGATGCATCAATATGTGACTGCCAAATACTTTGCATATAGATTCTGTTCTTATAATCCAGTGTCTGCGCAGTTACAAAGTAATCTGGTAAATCAGAATCATCTTTTAATCTATGTTTATCCATATATTCTTTTACAATTGGAGTGTAGACTTTATAATATTCATCATGACCTTTAAGAGACTCTGTTTTTCTTGTATAGTAGTTTGCAAAAATAGGTTCAATACCACCAGATACACCAATCATAGTTGAAAGAGATCCAGTTGGTGCAATTGTAAGTAACTGAGAGTTTCTAAGTCCAAATGATTCTACTAATTCTTTTGTTTCGCCTAATGCATTTTTACTATAAAACGCTGATTGTTCTACTGCTTCTGGTTTATATTTAGGATATACACCATATTCTTTTGCTAACACAGCAGATGTTTTAATTGCCATATCTGCCATAGTATGTCCAATCATGTCACATAAATCAATAGCTTCTGGACTACCATATTTAATTCCCAGTTTAATAAGCAAATCGGCAAGACCAAAGATTCCAAGTCCAATCTGTCTCCAATCATATACAGATTCTCTTTGTTCTTTTAATGGATGGAGTGGAAGTCCTTCATCTAATACTTCATTTAATGCAATAACAGACGATTTGACACAATGTTTGAAACTCTCAAAATCAAATCCTGTATCACATGCAAATTCAGCTAGGTTAATGCTACCAAGAAGACATGAACCTCCCGCTGGCAAAGGTTCTTCTGCGCATGGATTTGTTCCTGCATATTCAAACTCATCATCACAACTAAGTAGATTCCAATTATTGATTCTGTCCCAGAAAAGCATTCCAGGTTCAGCATAATCCCAGTTCATTTCACACATTTTATGAAACATTTCATACGCATCAATTTCTTTAGTGATGGTTTCTCCTGTTTCTAACCTAGTAAATGATAGAGTAAATGGAGTTTTATTCTTTACCGCAGCCATAAACTTGTCTGTAATTCTAATAGAGATATTAGCTTTTGTGACTCTATCAAGATCTGATTTAATACCAATAAACTCTTCTAAGTCTGGATGCTCACATGAAAGACTAAGCATTAAAGCTCCTCTACGTCCTGCTTGCCCGATTAATCCAGTAACCATAGAATATAAGTCCATAAATGATACAGAACCCGTTGTTTCTTTAGCAGCATTATTGACCTTTGCGCCTCTTGGAGATAATTTACTAATATCAACTCCACAACCACCACCATAGCTATATGTACGAGCAAGTTTTTTAGCGCAATCAAAGATACTTTCAATATTATCTTCTGGTGGTTCAATGACATAACAATTACTAAGACTAATTTTACGTCCTTTATTTTCAAGACCTCTATTGGCAAGAATACGACCACCGAATAAAAACTTTTTCTCTTTAATTAAATTAGCAATTTCTGAATTTCCACCAGATACACGATTAATCCACTCATCAAAAGTTTCATTTTCATATCTGTATTTTCTTTCCCAAATGTCTTGTCCTAATTGATTCTCTGTTCCTAACCATTCCTGTACTGTCATTCATTATCTCCTTCACCAAATCTCTTATCAAATAGTTTCTTTTCAATCTTCTCTCTGTCCTTCGTTGAAACTGCTAAACACAAGCACATATACGCAATTACAAGTAAACACGCAATAATAAAAGCTCCAACTCCGATAACAACTGCACTCATAATAACCACCTCACATATCTTTAATCTTGATTTTCAATGCTTCTAATTCTTTATATTTATCACTATCATACATAGTATGATCTTTGACAATCATATGGGTTTGTTCATTGCAAATAAGTTCCACAAGTAGTTTCTTTTCGTTTTCGGTCATTTTCTTATCTTCCTTTACTATTTTTATCGTATATATTTATTTTCTCTTTTTCTGTGATATAATATCTGTAGTGGAGATATTTACATAATTTGTTAATAGTCATAATTAGAATGTTTTTCTGAAAATAGTAATATCAGATTTATACTTAGCACATTATCTTTATCTACAAGATGTAACCTATCAACCAATATCTCCACTTTTATGAACAAATTCTTTTGATTTCACCGTTGCCACCATCTTTACATTTCAAAACAAGATGTGTACATAATGAGTTAGCACAATTTGGTTTATGCGAAATCATATCAATTACATATTCTCTATTCTCAACTTCAACAGTAATGAAATTATCCCCAATGCGTTTTAATTCTCGTACTAGCTCTCCGCTACTAATAATCACTTCTCCAAAGTCACCTCTTTCCCAATCCCTAGCAGATATTGTCTAATTTCAGCCCAATTCTGTAATCTTTTACCTGTCCAATTTTTATTCCAGCTATATGTTCTACCAAAACAAATCGTTTCTTTTGCATTGGAAGTTGCAAGATTTTTTGTACTATCATCAATGAATAATCCGTCACTCATATCTATATGTGACTTATCAGAATGTTCTTTAAGGTTTACACCAATAAATTCTATATTTGGAAATCTTTTCTTAATCCATTCCTCTTTTTGTTTAAGATTAGGTGAATATCCATGTGACACAATTTTAATAGCATAATATTCAGATAACTCATTGATTGCTCGTTCAGCCCAAGGCATGAAATGTAATCTCTCAAAGAATCTTGGCTGATTGAAATACAAATCAATATATCCAGGTGGAGCACAATTACATTCTTCAAATCCCCAAGTATCAACAGTCCACCAATTTACATAATGAAATTTCTTATAATACTGAAAATCTTCATTATATAAATCAACAATCGCATCTATGGTAGCAACTAATGTTCCATCAAAATCAACATATAATGTTTTAATATCATTTCTCATCTGTGATACCTCGTTTTGCTCTATCCTTATTGATTACACGTACCATTTTCGCAACAGATTCTTCGATACTTCTATCATTTAGAATGAAATAATCAACTAAATGTGATTTCTCAAAATTGGAAAATTCTTCGCTTTCCTTGATATAATTGGCTTGCCAAGCGTCATAATCTCCACGTTTCTTTGCTCTTTGTCGTAAGTCATTGTATGGAACATTAACCATAATGGTTACTAATTCAATATCCATATCTTTTAATTCGTAATATCCTGTGGGATTGATAATGTAGAAGTCATTATCTAAGAGTTGTTGTTTTGTTGCAAAGTTGCAATATCCTACTCTATCGGTATAGGCGATCATATCATTACGATATTTCTCTATTTCATCTGGTGAAATTAATATATGGTCTGAATTTTCTTTTGTTTCACCTTGTCGTAGATATTGCCTAGTTGAATATGAGCGCAAGATATTCATATTCAATTGCTTTGCTGCTTCTTTTGTAACAGTTGATTTACCTGATCCTGTTCTTCCTAATACACAATATACTGTATGTATAATAATCACGCTTCCTTTCTTGGCTTACGACCGCAAGATTTAGTCTCATCACAATATCCAGTTAATTCACATTTGGGTTTAAACATATTATCAACAATCCACGCCCATTCATCTGAATATTCTCTTAAAACATTTTCAATAGTGGAAAATAATTCTCTAAATTCCCAATATGCTCTTGTACATTTTCTTACATGACTCATATCAATGAGATTACGAAGATTTCTTTTTTCAACAATTTTCGTTGTCATTCCTAATGGAAGCAAATTCGCAAGATCTTCTCTTGGAATACCTAAGTCATTTAATTCTGACAATGCTTTTCTAATGTTTTTCACAGCTTGATTATATGTAATTGTTGCATCTCCATTTGATTTAATAGATTTAGGAACGATAATATCAAAGTCATTGTAATTGATATATCTTGTAGACGCTTGTAACCAAGGGGATAATCCACCTACATGTCTTTCGTATTCTCTCATTACTCTTGCACTAAATCCATCAATAACCATATGAACATCAGGAAATTCAAATGTACGTCCATGACTAGATTTAATACAGTCAACACCACGTTTATAGTTTTTTTCAGCGTTTGTCACATCTGCTCCCCAACAAATACCTGCTCTATTACCAATAAGTGTAATTGGTGTTTTAGTTGTTTCTGGTAAAATTGTAATTGTTCCCATTCTTTATTCCTCCACGATTCATAATCTAATATCTTCTTTAAATTGATTACATAATTTTTCATCATCTGATAAGAAATTTACAACACACTCTTTATTAAGACTTGTGCTTAGAATCCCCATAATAGATTTGGCATCAATCGTGTACCGAGAATATACATAGTCGATATCTACATCTTTATATTCTCCGCATTTTGCTACGAATAACCCTGCATCATTGATTGTGTTTAATTTGACTTTACACTTCATTTTATAAAATCCTTTCCTATTATAATTTATAATGTTATCAATTATAAGATGGTTCAGTTTTATCTGTTCTTACAATTTCAAAAATTGGGAACTGCACCGAAATACCACCATTTTTATTTTGTGTTTCTCCTTTATATTTGATCTGTACAATCTTTCCGACAATTTCATCTGGATTATTCCAGAAAAAATTACGTTGAGAATCAGTAAATCCAGAACCTACGCCTAATTCATATCCTTTATAATCACACTTGATAAGTCCTAATGTCCCTTTGTATTTGCCATCACCTTCAACTACACCTGTACATAAAATATCAGCGTGTTTAAATGATTTGACTTTTAAGATACCGTTATTTCGTTTGTTCTTCCATACTGTATTTTTGTTGAGCATAAGCCCTTCCCAACCTTTTTCATTTGCTTCATTTAACAATGGTTCAATCACTGAAAAATCAGTACCTTCATATACAAATGGAACAACTTTAAGACTGTTTAATTCTTTTTCTAAGATTGTTTCAGATAAAGGAATTAAATATTTCTGCTTTCTATCCTTGTATTTATATTTACTTTCTCCTTTTTCAAATTCTTCTACGGGAATCATTTCATAGATTACGAATTGAATGCAAGATTTATCAGAATCGTCAGAATTGATAATGCCTGTTCCTAATTGGAAATTATCATTATCAGAAAGATTATCAATGTTTTTACGAATCAGTTCACCATTGAAAAAGAAATTATCATAATCTGGAATCTTTTGAATATCTTCAATAATATGATCTAATCCAGAAAATGCTTTTCCTTGTCTACTAATTAATTTCCCTTTATAATATCCTGCATTATTACCGTTAAGTTTTTGTGATAATGCAAACCATTCATTTTTCTTAGGCATATTTACATCAGACATTGGGAAAGCTTGTTGAACATCCCATGATGGAATTAATCTTGGAATTACGCTATTTACTACTTTCTTATCACACCCTAGCCGAAATTTCTTTGTGATAATTTGTTTTGCAAACTCTTGAATTTCTTCTGGTTGATTCTTACACCAAGCTTTGCACATGATAACATCGTCATCTCTGCCAGAATTGTTTTTTGTAATATAATCTAGTAATTTATCAAACTCATCAACATCAGATTCCCATGTTGAACTAACTTCAATCTTATCCCATTTTTTTGTACTGATACCTGTTGTAATATTTGAGTCTAATAAAAACACCAAAAACTTTTTAAATAGTTCATCATTTTTATTCTTATAAATAATTAGCTTTTTGTCATTCAAACTTCTTGTATCTTGTAGTTGCTTAAAAATATTAATTACGTTTTCTACTCCCATGCGTTATAACTCCTTATTCCAATATCAACAATTCGTGTAAATGGGTTCTCATCTTTTTTGCATTTGATAACGCCTATAAATACAACATCATTACTTGTATCATATTTCTTTTTATACTCCATGAGATAATCCCATGCCTTTTGCATAGTTGAAAATTTATCTCCCATCCATCCGCTATTATCACCATATTTCACACAAGGAACATATTTA